AGGACCATTAGCAAAAACCATTCCTTTATCAGGTATATTTATAGTATTGGGAATCCAAATTAAATCAGTTTCAGGATCCTTCCAAGCTATATCCTTGTATAACTCAGGTAAAGTAGAAAGTTGTTCATTATAAAATTCTGAATCTTCTTTCATTAATGTATTAGTCCAAAAACCACAAGATAAACTAAGGAAATTAGTAATTTCTTTATTTATCTCTACTTTATAACATAAATCACCTCCCGATTTAGGGCAATTTATTATTTCATCGTATTGCATATTAACTTAATTTAGGTAATTTAACATTGGGGTTAATTTCAGGTAGCTTTAAATCTACTTGTTGTGCAAACTTAGGTAAATTTGCATCTAATACTTTACCCACTAATTCTTTCATTTTTTCAAAACTAAAATTAGTTTTAACATAGTGACCCTGTTGTTTTGAAGGCACATTAAACTTTTTATATTTTTGATAAACATCTCTTAATGTTTTACTTGCTCTTTTTTCATCAACACTAAACCATTGGAATTCTTTTAATAACCATTTATTAGCAGCTGAAGGATGAACATTTTCTAGCTTACCAGGTAATAATGTGGTAAAATTAGGATTTAAAAAATCTAATTGACCTGACCACCCTGAAGCTATTACTGGTTTTTTAGATAAACAAAATTCCAATAATGGTCTACCAAATCCTTCTCCCTTAGTATAACTCAACATTGCCTTAATTTTAGGATGATTATATAGTTCATTCATATCACTATTAGAAAATTCACCCTGAATTAGATAAACATTAGGTAAGTCGCCCTTAACTTGTGATCTTATAACTTTTATTCTATCCAAAATTTCATTTCTACTCATATAATTTTCTAAACCAGTAGAAGTCTTAAGTACCAAAGCAGGTTTTACTTTTTTATTTTTAAAAGTTTCAAAGAAATTCTTAACCATAAAACCAATATTTTTTCTATCATGACCAATATCTCCCTGCATCCACATTCCTACAAATAAAAAACAAAATGATTCTTTTATATCACTTAAATCTAATTTATTTTCATTTGATGGAATAAATTTGTAAGTATCCAGATCCGCTCCCTCAAAAATAACATGAATAGGTTTTTCGGATTTTAGTTTTTTACCTGATGGTTTTTTAGTTCTTTCATCAATATGATCAAATTGTAAATTTTGGAAAACATTTCTACTATGTTTAGAAGAAACAAAATTCATATCCATCCTATTTAAACCTGCAACCCAGTCACCTTGACAGCCTGTACTTTCAATACCAGCTGTACAACCAATATTAAATTTACCATAAGGTTGAAATTCATTAGGTATAGTTATTTGCATCCAAATATCAGGTTGAATACCTTGTGGTATATTAGGAACAGAATAATCATGCAAAAATTTCCATGCTTCATGATCATTACAAAACCCCCAGGATGTATCTCCCCATTTTTGAGATAATAGTTTTACTTCATATTTATCTAATTCAATTATTGACTTAACAATATCTCTAGATCGTGCCCCATAACCACTATAGGTATCAAAAGGACAACTTATGTAAAAAAGTGGTTTATTCATTAGTATACAATATTATGATTTAAAAAAGTACCTTTATATTCATTGGTATTTGTTATTTCAATTTTAGGTCTAGGTTCCCAAGTATTAAATAGTTCCTCAAGAGCTTCTAATACCCTTATTCCCTGATGTTTAGAAGTAAATCCTGCTTCATCACTAATTGCCCATTCTCTACCCAGTAATCCTCTTTTTTTCCTTTCTTCTCTACCTAAATTATAAACTTCTAATAATCTTTCAGTTGCATCTTCCCATCTACATCTATCATCAAAAATATAAGGTGTAGGAGGTGAGCCCTGCATTGATCTAGAAGTTGGATAAACTGGGAAAGCCCACTTACCATGTTCTTTAAAAGTTCCTCTATGATTAGAAGGAATTTCAGGACTAGGAGTAAACCAATTACCTTCATTATCTACAAATCTCATTTGATCTTGCATTCCTCCTGTAGTGTTTGCTATAATAGGAGTACCTGCTAAAATTGCTTCAGTTATTGTTAACCCCCAACCTTCATTTGAAGTTATAAGAATTTGAACATCAGCTATATTATAAAGCATATTCAATTGAGGTTGAGTTAGTTTATTAGTTGAAAATATTAGGGAATTAGGATATTTTTCACCAAATAAGTATTCATTAACTTTAACTAAATCAGTACCATGATCCGAACTTAACTCTGTATGTAATATTAACTTACATTTCTTAGCTTTATCTTCTGGGAGTTGATCTAAAAAGTATCTAAAAGCTAACATTGTATCAGGAATTTGTTTTCTTCTAATATTTCTGGAGTTAAAGAATGCTACAAAATCTACATTATCATGTTCATTTCCTAAAATTGATTTTCTAAATTCAATTAATTCTTTATTATCATCATCTAAAGGTTTATAATAATCATGATTTAATCCATGAGGAACATATTTCAAAATCCTATTTCCTATTCTATCTCCTAAAACTAATCTATTTATATTAACTGTCTGTTTAGAAATACCCATTAATAAATCACAGGATTCATAAAACGCTTGATTGTACATTGGTGCGGGATAATCATCCCAAATATTAAGATAAGCAATAGGAATATTTTTTCTAATTTCATGTTCCATATTGAAAATAAATCGGAAATACCTAGGATCTGTAACTAAAAATATAGCATCAGGTTTTTCCATATTAATAACACTTCTTAAAATTTCTGGATTACCATAACCATCAACTCCATAAAGAAATACTGATGCATCATCTATTCCTGCATACTTATTACAATCAGCACTGATATCAAACTTTTTTCCTTTATCTGGGTGTTTTAAAGCACCAGCAATCTGGACCCAATTATATTGGTGACAAGTTTCTATAACAATCTCCCTAGCAACAGTAGCAACACCAGAATGTACTCTAATATCATCTGTTACCAATAAGATTTTTTTACGTTTATCTTTTGGTATGTGTTTATAACTTTTATTCATGATTTAATTTAAAGTTCTAAATTAATTTGGTTGGTTATTTTCTTACGAAAATCCTCATCTGTAAGATACAAAAATAAAGTACGATCAGCAAGTTTTTGAAATGAAAACTTTCGCTTAACACACTCAATTTTGAAATCATTAAATAGATCAGTTTGAACTTTAACACTTGTTAGTGTCATTGGTTTTTTATTTGCCATAATCTTAATTATTTGATAACATTTATATTCGTTTATACATATATGTAAATATATGAAAATTAATAACTAGGTGAAAACAGTTTGACATTGTCCACATCTACAAGGATATTTTTGCTCCTTAATTTTACCATCAGAATTAAATGCCTCGTTAATAAAAGATAATATAGCTCTTTTAGCTTTATTTAGTTTTATTTTACCACTAGCTGGCCTAAATTCCTGTATTCTGGTTTGTGGGTAATCACTTTTTTCCCATAGTTTTCTTTTTACTATGAAATATTTTATATTTATCTTTTCTAAAGGTATATTATACAAATCAGAAAAGTACTGCTTATATAAAATAAGTTGGAATTGTTTATCCTCATCTTTTTTCATTCTTGGTGTCCAACCTCTAGTACTAGTTTTTATATCTATAATAGTAAATTCATCTGAATTTTCATTATACAAAACAACATCTAAAAATCCAGTATAAAGTAAATTATTTTTCATTTTATTAGGAGCATAAATGATAGGTAGTTCTATACCTACTAAATAATTTCCCCGCTTAGAAAAATAACCACCTATTCTCTTTTTAAAAAAATTTAATATTTCAACTCCATCCTCAAAAAATTCCCTCATTTGTACAGCATCAGAAAAATGTTCATTATTATTATCCTTATACTGTTTTTGGTACGCTTCAATAAATTTTTCCTGAAATGATGATTCTAAATCAATTTCATTAGCTTTAACTTTACTAATATTATAAAATACTTCTAAATAATCTTGTATCACTTCATGAATAGCAATACCAAAAACTAGATAAATGGAAGTATCTCTTTGATTTATCTTATCCTTGTAATGCAATTTCCACTTATGAGGACATTGCTTATACATTGAATATTGAGAATAAGATATATTCTTTTGAAAAGTATAGTTCAACTTCTCAGGACGATTCTTTTGAATCTCCCTAACTATTTTAGGTACCTTTTTGGGCATAAATTATTTTTTCCACTTATCACGTCCTACTAATAAGCCAATAATTCCATAATTAGCTATATCAATAAACGTGTCTTCCATGCTTTCTCCCTTCACATAATTTTTGCCATTAGAAAGAAGGTTTTTAAGTCTAGATATTTTATCAGTTAACCTAATGCATAAACCAGTTAATGAGAATTTTTTATCAGCTTCATCAGTTAAGTCACCACCTAATGCAATATTATTTAAACCATAATCCAAATGCTTACGAGCAAACATTTCATACATTTCTGATTGTATTGTTTTAAATTCATCAGCTAATTCAGGATATTCGGTTTCAAATAACTCTATAACACCTATACCATCAACGGTTTTTTTCTTTAACTTTTTCACAGTTTTATCAAATTCTTCTTCACTAACTAATTCGTAATATTTACTTACACTATCACCCATTTATTTGCTTTTTATCATCAGCTAAGGGAGCTGTATTAAAATATTTTTCTAGTATTTCTAATCTTTCCTCTGAGGATGCTAATAGTTTAAGGGCTTCATTACAGTTATCCCAATAATCCTTAGTGGAGTGATCACCAATACCAGCTGGATGTCCAGTTAGTAATTTAATACTCGCTAGTGCTTTGGCTTTATCCGCTTCAGCTTCTGCTTTTAAAAATTTATATACTTCTACGTTCATAATAATTGATTTATTTCTTTTTGTTGTACACCTAATCTATTCAATATACGAAGTATTTCGTTATTATCCAAGAAATTTAAATATTCCTTTACTTCATTTTGGGAACACTCCCAATATTGAGATAAGTATTTTAATAGATCAGATTTATATTGTTTAACATTTGATTTAATATATTTATTCCACTTATTATTTTTGGGAATATATTCCTTATAAATAGAATAAATTTCTTTTTTACTTTGAGGATGCATTTGTTGTACTTCGTTTACTATATCTACATAATCTTGATTCATTGAAATGAACCTATGTACCATGTAACTATTCCAAATATCCCAATCCTTGTCAGAAAAAGAAGAGGGATCGGCCTTAATATAATTTATTTGTTTTAGCCAATCCCAAATATTTTTAATCATTTGCTTGTTCAGTCAAAAAACTTTCATCTGCTAATTCTTCCCTTAATTCCATAGGCAATCCATCTGCTACAATTTTATCATTGTACGGATCAATAAATACTGGAATAGGCATTATAGCGTCAGCATCTGTTCCAGCTACATATTTAGAAATTTTTCTTAAAATAACTGCAGATTTGAATACACTTGTACCCTTTGAATTTTTAACAGCTGTAGTAGTAGTTAAATCTACTTGCATTTGTCTTTGTTGAGGATTACCTCCTACGTTTCCTTTCATTTTTGTAAAATTAAATTATTGATTAAACTCATAGTATTAATTTCCTTATCTATTCGGAAATTAGCTTTGTACTGATGGTCATTAACTAAACTAGCTACTGTACCTTCCTTACCTGGCAAATATTCACTTGCACTATCAAATAATTCTTTAAATAATTCTTCATAATCATCTGTATTAGCGTTAGCAATTATTTGCCTAATATTTTTAAAATTAGGTTTATCTTTACCTAATTCACTTATTACTTCATTTACATAATTAGAAGAAAATAAAACGGATTCATCTAATTTAAGTTGTGAATTAACAGTATTAGCTTGAATAGCATTAATACATTTCCTTAAATCAGGATAAAACTGATTTACAATACTAATTATATCTTCATCTGTATGTCTTATGTTTTCTTGATTTAATATTTTAAGTAAATGAAGTGCTGTAATTTTTTTAGTTGGTGGGACTACTTTTAATACTTGACATCTTGATTGTAATGGATCTATTATTCGTTCCACATAATTACAAGTTAAAATAAATCTAGTAGTTCTGGAGAATGTTTCTATTATATTACGTAATGATGCTTGAGCTTGTATAGTAAGAAAATCTGCTTCATCTAATATAACTACTTTAAGTGGTTTAAATGATGCTACGGAAGCAAAGCTAGATACTTTATCTCTAATAGTTTCAATACCTCTTTCATCACTAGCATTTATATAAACATAATCACATTCTAAATTGTTTACTATTAATTTAGCTAATGTAGTTTTTCCAGTACCAGCAGGGCCATAAAATATAAAATTTTGAATATCATTTTGTTCTAGATATTTAGATATTACAGATTTAATATTTTTATTACCTACATAATTTTCTAATATGTTAGGTCTATATTTTTCTACTAATAAACTATGATCAGTATTCTCCATAAATTGAATATTGTTTAATTGGTTCTGGTTTTACTTCTTCCTCAGTTGTAGAAATAGCATATAACTCACTTTTAAGGGGAGCCAATCTATACTCCCCCTTAAAGCCAGTTTTAACCATATAAGCTTCCAAGGTATCAGTAAGCGTTTTATGGATAGGTCCATCAGGTTCATTTGCAACAAGTCTCCATTTATCACCTGGTGGAACTCTGCGAGCAATTAAAATATTCTCTTCTATAACCTTTGTTTTAGACATAACTATAATATACGAAATTTTTTACTACATTCCAACCGAAGGATGAGGAACTCCACCCTGGTTGTAACCACTTTCTTTAAATTCATCTGCATCCTTATCCTCAGTAATAGTACATTCAGTAAGTAAAACAGTACCGGCTACTGAAGCTGCATTTTGTAAAGCTAATCTAGTTACTTTAGTAGGATCAATTACACCTGCTTCCTTATAATCAATAACTTTACCTTTATCTATATCAATACCAGCCCAATGATCATTACCTGAATCAACTAACTTATATTTTCCCATTACTTGAGCATCAGTTTTATCATAACCAGCATTAACTAAAATTTGTTCAAATGGTTTACCACATGCTTTATAGACAATTTGCCCCCCAGTAGTATTGGGATTTTTAATACTTTCTCTAGCATATAATAAAGCAACACCCCCACCAGGAAGTACTCCTTCTTCAATAGCAGCTTTAGTAGCATGTAATGCATCATCAACCCTATCTTTTCTTTCATTCATTTCAGTTTCAGTAAAACCACCAACATGAATAATTGCAACTCCACCTACAAATTTAG